TATTCGCGCTCAACCCCAGTTACTTAACTCCGCATCACATTACGAAGCTAGCGGAAACGCTCGAGAAAGTGGAGCGGGGCGAGATTAAAAGGCTGCAGGTGTTTATGCCGCCGCAGAACGGCAAGAGCACCTTAGTCTCGGAATACTTTACGAGCTGGTATCTCGGCAAGCACCCCACGCACCGGGTCGCGTATGCAACTTATAACGCGGAATTTGCGGTAAAGCGGGGCAGGGCCGTGCGAAGCTTAATCAACAACGCACTGCATCGAGAGTTATTCCCCGAATCTGGCATTTCAAAAGAAAGCTCCGCAGCTCAGGAATTTGAATTAGCTGCAGGCGGTGGCTGGAAAGGTGTCGGACGCGGCACGGGGCTCACCGGAAACGCAGTGAACGGCATCATTATTGATGACCCGTTGAAAGACCAGGAAGAAGCGGACTCGGACACCATTCGGCAGCAGATGAAGGAATGGTATAACTCCGTGGTTATGACGCGCTTGAAGCCAGATGATTTTCTTATCATCGTGAACACGCGTTGGCATGTGGATGATTTAAGCGGATACACACTATCCGAGCATGAGCACCAAGATTGGACCGTGCTGTCGTTTCCCGCAGTGAATGACAACGGCGAAGCGCTTTGGCCAGAACAGTTCCCCCTGGAATACTTGAACAACATCAAGAAGGGCTTGCCGGCACGTCAATGGGCGTCTTTGTATCAACAAGAACCCTTTCCTTCGGATGGTGGGCTTATCAACCCATCCTGGTTCCGAGAGTATTCCAAGCTGCCTGTGCACGAGCACCCGCAGATGGTCGTACAGAGTTGGGATATTGGCTCAAAGGCTAAAGAGATTAACGACCCCAGCGCCTGCACCACCTGGGCCATCTACTCCAACGGCGCTTACTTGATTGACTGTGTCGCTAAGCGCATGGAATACCCGGCTCTTAAGCGTTTTTTTAAGGACCATGCAAGGGCGATGAAAGCCGACCTGGTGCTGGTGGAGGACAAGGCTAACGGAACACCGCTCGTGCAGGATTTGGCCGAAGGCGGGCATGTCCCCATCAAAGCCATCGACCCTGGTCCCTATGACAAGAAAGTCCGCGCGCAGAAGGCGAGCGCTGTCATCGAAGGTGGTCGAGTGTTTATCCCCGGCAATGACAACTGGTGGGTGAAGGACTTTCTGCAAGAAGTAGCGATGTTTCCTGCAGGCAAGCACGACGACCGTGTGGATTCCATGTCGCAGTTTCTTAACTGGTTTGCAGCGCGCACCCGCCAAACCAATATCAGTATTCAAACAACAGGCAACGGCCGAGTCTCGAATCAATTCTCGGTGGGCCGAAGAACTAACGTGAGCGGATTCTTTTCATGAGCGACGATATTTTTAAAACAGTGACCCCTGGCCTATTTGTGCAAGCGAGCTCGCTCGGCATGAACAAGGTTGCGCGCAGCATCTACCAAGAAGTTGCAACGGTTCAAAACGATATTACTTTCCCGGCCTGGGGCGGTATCTACCGACAGCTAGACCCTACGATTATCGCGCGCGGGGGTGGCAAGGGTATTCACCTCTATGACGACGTGCTTCGTGACGCACACGCTTACTCGGTGCTTGAGAAGCGAATCATGTCGGTCATCAGCTACCCCTGGATGGTTCGACCCTTTTCCGATTCCGAGCTAGACAAGCAGGCAGCCCAGCTGGTGCAGTCGCAGCTCGAAACAATCTCGTTTAACCGCATCGTCCTGGATTTACTTTGGGCAAGTCTTTACGGTTATGCCGTCGGCGAAGTGATGTGGAAGCGAGACGGCGAGCAAGTTGTCGTCGCGGATATTATCAGCCGAGACCAAAAACGATTTTACGTTGACCAGGATTATCAAATTCGTTTGCGCACCTGGCAGAACCCGCGCCCGGGTGAACTGGTCCCGGAGCGCAAATTCATCTGGCACAAATTTTCGCCTCGCGCGAATAGCCCGTATGGTCGCGGGCTAGGGGACAAGCTCTGGTATCTGGTTTATTTCAAAAAACAGCTGCAGACCTTCTGGCTGTCTTATTGCGAAAAGTTTGCTGGCCCCACGGTAATGGTTTCTATCCCGGACGGCAGCACGCCGGACCTGCAAGCCAAAGCGCTGGAAGCCGCGCAAGCTATCTCCAGCGAAACAGAGATTGCACTGCCGGAGTCTCTCAAAGCTTCGCTGCTCGAAAGCCACCGCAACGGCAATTCAGATATTTATCACGGTTACATCAACCTGCTTAACGAAGAGATTAGCAAGTGCGTCCTGCACGAAAGCGTCACCACGAGCGGCAAAGAGCACGCAGCTCGCGCAGCGGTCGCCTCTTACAACGACGTGCGTTTGGAGCTGGTGCAGTCCGATGCTGACTTGTTGACCGATACGCTGAACGAGCAACTCGTGAAGTGGATTGTTGACTTGAATCTCCCCGGTGCGAACTATCCCAAGCTTCGGTTCGATATTTCCAGTCCACAGGATTTATTCAAGCGTGCGCAGCGCGACCAATACATCGCAACGATGGGCTTCCGGCCTACCGTCAAATACATTCAAGAAACTTACGGCGGTGAGTGGGAACAATACGACGGACCATTGGGCCTTGGCCTTAATCCCTCAAATCAGCAAAAACAATACTCCGCGGTGGACGCAGCCGGAGGGCCCACCAAAGGCAAAGAGTTATCAGTGAATGACCAGCCCGAAGTGGGTGGCTATGCGCATTAATGTTTCATTTGATGCCAGTGGGATTATTGACCACCTGGCAGGTGTCTCGGAGCGCTTGGAAAACTTATCGCCTGCATTAGAAAAAATCGGTCAAACCCTCTATGCAGTTTCGATGGAAAGCTTTGCCAATGAAACGTCTCCGTGGGGTGTCCCATGGGCGCAACTTGCCGAACGGACAATCAAAGACAGAGGGGGAGAAGCACACCCGATTCTTTACCGCACGGGGATGCTCAAAAACTCGATTAGCTCGGTCGTCACCAGCGCCAATTCCGTTGAAGTAGGGGCCAACGTTGATTACGCGAAGTATCACATGCGCGGGATTGAAAGCAGAAACCTGCCCGCGCGCCCGTTCCTTGGGTTCTCTCTTAGCACTCCAACCGTGCTCGAAAACATCTTGGCCAACCATCTTCGGGGTGAATAAAACCACTTTCCTTTAAACGCCTGTCTAACAAAGAAAAATAACTAAAAACAATGGCTACTCTTGAGTTGTTTAAAGCCGGGGAACAAACCTCCTCATCCGGCACAAAGATTGTGACCACCGTGGGTGACCTGCAAAAAGCAGCTGACACCTACAACGAGATGATTGCGCAGAACGACAGTTTTAAAGCGCCCCTCGTGTTAGGTCACCCCAAGGACGACGCACCGGCACACGGCTGGTTCAGCCGCCTTTTTGTGGACCCGATTAAGGGCGTCCTTCAAGGTGAAGTAGAGCAAGTCTCCGATTTTGCCAAAGAAGCAGTGAGCAAAGGCTCATACAAAAAGGGCTCTATTTCGTTCTACAGCCCGCAGGCAACGTCAAACCCGGCACAAGGAAAAGACGTTCTTTTTATGCGCCATTTCGGGCTGCTAGGCGCCGCGGCTCCCGCCGTTGCCGGCCTGGCCCCTGTTTCATTTTCTGGGAGTGAAAACGAAGTGCTAACTTTTGAAGACCAAACCACCGAAACCCGCAAGAGCGTGCTCCACGGGCTTCGCAAGCATGTTGAAGCATTATTCACGTTGTTCAACGTCGACAAAGACGAAGAGAACGAGAAGGGCAACGAAAACGCCAACGACGATGGCGATGGCGATAAAGACAGCAGTGCTGCGACGGACACGGACGGCGACGGAATGGGTGCTGTCGCCGCTGCCGTGAATATGGCAGAAGCGTCCCCTGAAGTTTCAGTGATTGAAGATAAAACTGCGGAATTTGCAGAGCGCGAAACCGCACTGTCCTCCCGTGAAGCGGAGATTCTGGCCCGCGAGCTGGCGATTGAGAGCAAAGAAACAGACAACTTCTGCGAAGCCCTTATCGCCGAAGGCAAGCTTCTCCCGAATCAAAAAACCAATGTGGTTTCACTGCTGGGTGCCCTCAAGGCATCGAGCACTGCAATTGAATTTACCGAGGGCGGTGCCAAGCCCGCGGTGGTGGTGTTTCAGGAGTTTCTTGGCACGTTGCCGAAGCAAGTGACTTTCTCGGAAGTTGCTGGCGACGCACCCGCAGCGACCCCGGCGCAAGTGAATTTCTCTGTTGCGCCTGGCTACTCGACAAGCGCTGAAGGGCTTGAGCAGTTAGCAAAGGCCAGAGCCCTGGCAGCCGAGCAAGGGGTTTCTTTAACCGAAGCACTGAAAAAAATCTAACAACAAGGAATGACAAAAATGTCTCTGCAATCTAAATCAATTTTTAACCTGGCCATTCAGGCCACTGCCGCTGTTGCCGGGAATACGTTCGTGTCCGCAACCGGGGCAACCGCTTCGGCCGGCGCCGCAGCGTTGGGCGTTGCTTACACCGATGCAGCAGTAGGCAACACGTTTACCGTTAGCACAGTCGGGACTGCAACAGTTCTCGCGGGCGCTGCAATCACGAACGGCGCGGCAGTAGAAGTAGACGCCTCCGGTCGTGCAATTCCGCACGCGTCTGGTGTTGTCGTTGGTTACGCACTCAGCACCGCTTCCGCAGCTGGAAGCTACGTTGAAGTGTTCTTGACCGCTAAGTAATACCGGAAACTAAAAGGAGAATCGCACAATGTCCGGCTTAAATATGACTTTAAATAATGTCCGCGTAATTAACCCCATTTTGACCGAAGTGGTCCAGGGTTTTGCGGATGTGTCCTATGTTGGTTCAAACCTGTTCCCCCGTGTCGCTACCATCGCCCGCGGCGGTCAGATTATTCAATTCGGCAAAGAAGCTTTCAAACTTTACAACACCGCTCGTGCTCCTGGTGCTGACACCAAGCGCTTAGAGTTTGGTTACAGCGGCACGCCGTTCTTCTTGGAGAACCATGCCGTTGAGACCTTGGTGCCGCGTGAATGGCTTCAAGACGCTGCCGCAGTTCCCCATATCGACCTGGCACAAAAAGCCATCTTGACCGATATGCGCGTTCTGTTGCGCGAGCTCGAAGTGGAGCAAGCTGCCCTGGCTCTTAACACCTCCAACTATGCAGCCGGCAACCAATTTGCCGCGGGTTCTTCGGACAAGTGGAGCAACGGCTCGAGCACCCCGATTGCACAAATCGAAGCAGCTCGTGAGACGATTCGTTCGTCGGTCGGCATGTATCCCAACACCATGGTCATTTCGGCTAAAGCGTTCGCTGCGTTGAAGACTCACCCCACTATTGTTGACCGTTTCAAATACACGATGCACGGCACTTTGACGCCGGACCTGATTGGCGACGTGCTCGAGATTCCTAACCTCGTCGTTGGTAAAGGCGTGTATTCGGATGATGCTGGCAACTTTGGCGACATTTGGGGCACGGGCGCTGTCTTGGCTTATGTGCCGGACACCATCAGCACAATGGAGCAACCTTCTTACGGTTACACCTACACCCTCGACGGCAATCCTTTGGTGGAAGAGCCCTACTGGGACAATGGCAAGAAGAGCTGGATTTACGGCGTGAACTTCGAGCGTTCGCCGGTCATCACTTCCTCCGGCTCCGGTTTCTTGTTCACGAGCTTGGTGTAATACAACGTGGGGCGCTACGTCACCCCACAGCAAATGCTGGCCCTATACCCAGGGAATGAGTTAGCTCAAGCCCTGGGTTCCCCCCGAAACTCGGACGGGACATGGAACGTCAGCATGCAGCAACTGGATATGTTTATTCAGATTGCTGAAAACGAAGCAGATGCCTATATCGGCACGCACTACACCTTACCGTTAAAAAAAGTTCCTCCGGTGCTGGTGCCTTATGTGTGTGACCTGGCGCGGTATCGCATTTACGGTGAAAAGGCCACCGAGCGCATCAAAGCGCTGCACGACGATGCCATCTACTTCTTAAAACAGATAGCAAGCGGCAAGTCTCTCTTGGGTGTGGTGAATCAAGACAGCGCGATGGCAACTTTGTTAATCCTGCCGCAGCGCAACGCCAACTCGCAGGTGTTTAGGGCAGATGACTGGGGTGACTTTAACAACAACGATACCCAGCAATACTAGGGGGCGTTGAATTGGACAATTACCTTAGCGCGGAAGGGCTGATTATCAGCCGGATACAAAGCGCGGTGCCTGGTCTTAATTTCGTGGGCGGTTCGCGCTCTATCAAGGAACTGACTGACCGCCTAATCGGCACCCCGGCAGTAATTGTGGTGTTTGCAGGGGACAACATAAAAGAAGCACCAGGGCAGTCCGCCGATAACGGCACGGTTCAGGTGATTACGCAGCGCTGGCATATAGAACTTGTTATCAACAACCACACGGACTTTGTTGCGGGAACAGGGGAGCGCGCAGAAGCGGGCGCATTTCTGGCGCAAATTATTAGCGCACTGGCCGGCTGGGCGCCCTCAACCCAACATCGCGAAATGAAGCGGGTGCAGTCCCCGATGCCGGTTTATGTAGATGGCTATGGCTATTTCCCGCTGACGTTTCAAACGGAGCTCGTAACGCAATGAAAGTAACACTATTAAAAACTCACCTTCACGCAGGCTTTCCCGTGGAGGCCGGTGGTGCAATCGAAGTGCCGGCAGTTGTTGGCGATTGGCTGATTGCCGAAGGTATCGCGTGCGAAAGCAGCAGTTCTGCCCCGGTGCTCAGCACCACCGACAACACTCAAGAAATTACTGACGGAGAATAAAAACAATGAGCAACCCAATCTACCTGCGCGGTCAAGGCAAGCTGAAAATCGCAATCCGCGACTCAAGCGGCAACATCACCGGTTACACGCAAGTCGGCAACGTGTCTTCTTTAAAGCTTGACCCGAAGGTTACCTTCATCGAGCACCGCGAAGATTACACCGGCTATCGCTTGATGGATTTGATGATTCCTGACACCAATTCCCTGGGAGTCATGTTTGACCTAGAAGTGGCTAATGCTTACAACCTGGCGCTGGCCCTTGGCGGCACTTCAAGCACCACTTCGGCCTCGACAACCTTCACCGGTGTGCAGATTAATCCCACGATTACAGGGGTGGACGTGGTGTTTGGGCCCGCGGGCTCAACGGTCACCGCCATCACCGACAGCACTTCGGGTTCGCCCAAGACCCTGGTTGCTGGAACTGATTACGTCGCTAACACCGACGGCACTGTGACCATCAACAACATAACTGGCTACGTAATGCCCCTGAATGTGTCGGGCACTACCCCTGCGCTTTCCGCGGTTTCCATCCTGTCCTCTCCGGCACGTGAAATTTCCGTGATTTTTGAAGGACTGAACACGGCTAACTACCGCAAGCCTGTCGTTATCTCTATCTCGCGCTTGGTGATGAACCCGGCCAAATCCTTCGACGTTATCGGCAAGGATATTGTGAAGTTCGAGATGGACGGGCAAGCGCTGTCTGACGCCAACCAAATCGGCACCGGCGTGCTTCAGGGCTACGGCAAGGTTCAGCTGGTTTCCTGATAACAGGGCACTAAGAAGACAGGCAATAAGCCTGCATCAGTTAAGGGGATGGGAGACCGTCCCCTTTTTTTGTTTAATGGGGCATAAAACAGTTGCCTATACGACAGTATCGGAAGGAGGAGGGTAAACCGCCGCGGTCCGATAACCCGAAAGGGAAACAGCCGGAAGCG